ATGAGATTGGCGAGACTTGGCAGGATTTTTGCCGCACAGCGGTCAGGAACGGCATTGAGGCGGTGAGATGACGAACTATTATCAGCCCAGAAAGAACGCCCACAATGACAAGCGCCGCGCTTGGTTTAAATACTCAGGCGCTGGGATCTTCGGGCTAGTTGATGGCGAGGTCTACAGCTACAAGTGTCTGCGGTCGGCAAGCGGCTTGCATCTTGAGTGTCTTCGGACGCGGGTCAGAGACGAGAACATCGACAAGCCAGACTCCGCCGACTGGGTCGTTACTGACTTCACCTTGCGATCCAGCCAGACAAAACCGTTTGCCTTACCAAAAGAAAAGAAAGCGAACCGCCGAGACGCCGAACGCGCCGAGAAGATAAACCGGTGCCTTGGTAGTAGCGAGGAACTCTCGCAGGCATGGCTTAAGAAATCACTACTAAAAGGAAGTTGCTAATGACCATACACGCCCCGTTCACGTTGCCAGTCAAACGAGGATGTCCGCCAACCAGTGGAAAGTTCTCTGACCGAGCAACCCTAGAGGACTACTGCCGAACCAAGTACAGCGCAGGCTGGTCGATAAGCCGAATTAGCCACTACGCAGGGATCAGTAGTGGCACCAGCAAACAAATACTTTATCCAACTGACGAGACCAGATAGTGACTGGTCGAAACTTAACCTGTACGGAATAGCGTACGTGTTAGGTCTTGGAAAACTACTTGCCGAGGAGGCACAGCATGAGAAATCACGCAATCCACAACACCGTAGCAGTTCGAATTACCACCAGCCACAACCAGTATGCCTTGGACTGGGCGGATGAGGACGGCAATAACAAAGCCCACATCTGCTACGTGTTCGGCTTTGAGAACGCCGTCAGAGTAGCCAACGGCATAGCCCACGAGCAGGTCGAGTTTGTAAAGCATCCCTGCTTCGACCCAAACGAGGTGGCGGCATGAAGTACTACATTGCCAAAATCCGGAACGGCGTCATCCCTGCCGATAGCATGGGACTTCAGCGCTACGACATAAAAGACCGTCTGGGCGACTACAAGGCACCCCTAGTTAATGACTTGGAGTTTGTCGTTTATCGGGGCTTAAAGAACCTGCAATTCGAGAAGCCTTACGCCTTCTACAGGTCTCAGGGTGGAAAGCTCAAGCGTGACAAGTACCGCACTGCAATCACCCAGATCCGCGAGATGTTCAAGGAGGTGGCGTGATGAATATGTACAAATGCGGTGACTGCACTTTCTGGGGTGATTATGAAGATATCCTGATCGTGCGCGAAGTTGATCATGAGCCATACGGTGATCAGACAGTAGAGCGCGAGACCATCTATTGGCATTGTCCCCTATGTAACAGTGAAGACGTAACCGAGTGGGTGGAAGTAGGGTGAGTAAATATTTATTCGCCGCTCAACTTTTTTTGCTCGCCACCTTCATCGTGATCGTGACCCACTCATACCTCAACCCAGTAACACAATAGGTTAAAAAATAAACCATTTGTGTACTTAGCTTTATTCCCCCAATTGCGCTAGGCATTAGCGCTTTCATGACGCTACGGATGGCGTCTCTTTTTTGTTCGTTTTTCAGGTGCAATCCGAGGGGTTGTATCTAATGAACTAACCAAAGAGGAAGACCCTATGTTCTTATTTGAACAGAAGCTAAACCACGCAGGCATTGCTGATACACGAACGCAGTATTTAGCCCAAGCACTAGACAACCTTCACGCTGCCATATCGCACTGCGATATACCCAACCGCAGATTGTTCGCGGAAATGTACCCCTACGCTGTCCGCGCAGCTGTCGAGTACGCCAAGGTCGAAGACCTTAACCAAGACCTCTGGGGCGTGACGCACAATCACGAATGGCTGGCTGAATACATAGAGTACGAGATGGACTTCACCTCACGCCCACTGAAAGACAATGTAGTTAACTTAGGTGACTTTAAATGACCGTTATTGACGCGGCGATAGCCGTGCCTGTCCTGATATTGTTTGCTATCCTTCTACAGGGAGCAGCATGGATCGTGGCAGATAAGGAAAGAGAATTTCATGAGCGAAAGCAAAAGCGGGAGCGAAAGCGTGAACACTAATGAAGAACTAGCCAAACTAATGGCAAAGCACAACCTTAGCGTTCAAGATGTCGCCGATCTTATAGAGGTCAGTTATGACTCAGTGATCAACTGGAGCAGGAAAACTAGAGTAGCACCCATGCCTAAAGTTGCACTGCTAGCACTGCGTTTGAGTATCGAACTAAAGCGCTTATAGGAATAAGAAAGACCCACTTAGGATGCCGGTCTGTAGTCCCCAAGATGCGGACTGGCTCCAACCCTTCACACAGGATGCAATCTAGTATCCCCTGCCTGCTAAACCAATACTCCCCATTGCCTGTATCAATCACCCAGTAGTCCGCAATAGATACGCTAAATGCTGACGGCTTGTTATGGTAGTACTCAATCACAATGTTGCCGGTCTTCTGGCTCATCGGATCGTACTTAACCTCAACAGTCTTCTGTAATTCTGGGATCTCAATATCAAACTCAGGGTGCAGACCTTCAGCTCGCTTGGCGTTCGGGAACAGAGAGCGCAACCGCCGAAGTAAATCATCCTCGACAGCTACGCCTCGCTTTAGATCCTCTTTAAATCCCATTGCGCTCCCTCTTCCATAACGTCATAACGCCATGCTCAACCAATTGTCTGGTGTGGCTTGGTGTTGCGTTATGGGGAATGCTATCTATCGCTGCTTTGCGTTCATCCCTGCTGGGCAGATCAAGTATGTTGCTGGGCAAGTAGTAAACCAGTGTAGCCTTGGCAAGATCATGGAATGCTGGCTCTAGGTTATCCTCTATGTATTTAAGGCACTGGGGGTAGTAAGTTTTTTTCGCCGCCGATTTTATTTGGGCATTAAATTCTGCTGGTCTCATCTGGAACCTCAAGTGATTCTCGCATTAGCAAGATGCCCGTCTGCCAATCGACCGTGATCGTCTCAGCGAGCTTCATTGAGTAGTCCCTCATAATCCATAATGGGAATACCATTTTGATTGGTTGCCTGTCGTACTTATATATCAGTACGGGTATGTGGGTATCGCCAGCCGATGTCTTGGCTTGCTCCCACCACTCAGGCTTGTACCAGTGACCACTGGCGTAGCGCTTCGCCTCAATCATTAAGTTATGAAACTCAATGTCAGCTTTGCCAGCGGTCTGATACTGGTCGAGGTTTCGCTTTAGGTGATTGGCGCAGTCGCCGAACTCATCTTGAAACATCTTGATAAGCTCACGCTCGAACGCATGACCCTTAGCTCGACCGTTGATCAACGATCTGCCTCAATTAGCTCCAGCTGAATTAGCCACTTAAGGTATACCTGCGCTTTCTCTAGGCTCTGAACTTTACCGTTAGGATGATTTTCGTAGCGCCAGACGTACTTCTGAACATTGCCTTTCAAGTATCCCTTGTACTGCTCGTCATTCATGGACGCCTTGATTGCTTCAATGCATTCAATGCCGCCTGCTGCTTTTTGATAATGAGCTGGCTTGTTTACTGCATCCCACATTGCGGGTGTTGTTTCATTCAGTTTATTCATCTTGCTTCTCCATTAATTTGTTTTGCGTCCACTCGAGGAGGAACAGCTGAGTTCCATACCTTTCCTCAAATCTCCGTTTAAATGGGTGGCGACTTGTGTAACTCGCATTGTCTTCACCGCCACGATGGTGCTTGTAGCAAAGGGGTATAGACTTTAAGTGCGCCCCCTCTTTCGTCTTACCGTCTATGTGATGCACCTCAGCTGGCGTGAAAACATTGAACTGACGATGGCATACGCAACAACCAAGCTGCGTAATGTTGTCCATCCACTTCTTATCAACTGCGTTCGCGCCACGTCCCTTCATGTTCCGTAAACTCTCCGCTCAGCTCTCTCGCTAGCCAGCCTCGACTGCCATATTTTAAATTCCACCTCAGCCGCGAGCGCCTCAGCCTTTGCTGCCGCCAGCTGCCCCCTAGCCCGACCCTTTGCTAGCCGAGCCTCGAAGACATTGTTATCCTCATCTGCCGAGCGAAGCTGGTGGGCGTTAGTCTTAGCGCCTCGCGCCTCAGCTATAACCATTACCTGAGCGATGATTTTCTTTTCTTCAGCTTCAGCCTGAAGCACGGCAAACTCAGCCTTGCCCACTGCCATGCCAGCCTCTCTAATCTTTTTTGCGAAATCTTCTTGATCCATCTTTAACTCTCCTTTGAATAATTAATGTAATAACGTGCCTTGCTTTTCTTTCGGTCGCGGTACTGACAGCACTGGCTGTCGAACTCGAAACCAACCTTGCCCTCGTACTGACCGTTCCGGTTTTTTAAAACCTCTAGGTACATATCCCACTGCTTGGTGTACTGCTCGTCAGGTTCTTCACCCAACATCTCGGCTTGCTCAAGCTGTTCGGTCTTGCGCTTGTTCTTCCACACTGAGAGGAATCCGTCAGCCAAATCGGTGATCGACCCAGAACCCTTAACGTCATACTTGTTAGGTGCTGCATACTCTGACTCACCCTTTCGGACGTGGGTCACAATGAATACCGTCACAGGGAATGACAGCTTGAAGTTGACCAGCTTCTCAATGAACTTTTGCTGACCCTCGTAGTCATCCTGCCGCACCATGTTGGTAAGCGAATCGACCACAAACGTGGTGATGCCATAACGTCTGTATGCATATTCAAAGCAAGACATTAGGTCTTCAGGCTTAGGGGTTAGCTTGTCAACGAACAACCATAGGTTCGGGCACATCCACTCCAGAAGCTTCTTGCGGTAAGGCTGTGGCGGGTTAGCACTGCCAGCCGCCTGCCTGACCATGCGCCCCATAGTTGCCTTGGGGGTCATCTCCATAGAGGCAATCAGAACCTTTTGATCCTGCTCCACCGCGTTAAGCGCCAACTGGTTTAGCCACATCGACTTGCCGTGACCGTTGATACCGCAGACACCCCAGAGTTCGTTAGGTCTAAACTTAATGTCCTCTTCGTCTAGTTT